CAAACATTATATAATGTAGTAGTCTTTATACACTATTTACGTTATTATGTTTATCCCATTTACATTTATTATTTATACATATGACCATTTGACTTTTCATATACAAAGTTGGGAATTTGATTACCGCTAACAATTGATTTGAATATTTATACAAGTGAATATTTAAAACCGCCCCATACGAGGTGCTTGATTTCAATTCGTTACTGGCATCTTACTTAAAGAATGAATCCGCTATGTGGATTTAATTCTTCAGGGGTGTAAAAAGGGACAAAATAATATATATTATATGAATATATTCATATATATACTATATGATGGATATTGAATTTCATTATGTAAGCAACATAACATTGGATAATGGTGAAAACATAAATATAATCAACATCAATCCACATATTTTACACGCATATGAAGTAATAAAAAAAAGAAATAATTATTGGGGTATTTTTTTACGAGATAAAGATGAAATAATTGGGAATACAATGGTGACATACGAAAAAGAAGATAATATTGATTATTTGCTATTAGTTGCAGTTTACATAAATGATAAATATCGTGGTCGTAATTTAGGTAAAGCACTTATAGAACAAACAATATTAAAAAATGAAATGCAAAATAAAACAAACATGGTGAAAGTTGTTATAGCTGGAGGTATGTCAATATTAAAATGTCTCCTTAGTGTTTTTAATAAACTTAATTATAGTATAAAAAACTATAAGACAAAAAATGAAAACATACAAATACTACAAAATATACGACCTGAAATCGCAATAAAAATAGAACAATCAAATCACGAAAGTGATGTTTGGCAAACATTGTTTTTTGATAAAAATGATTAATAGCAGTTCCAATTTAACATTCAGTTTTGACAAAAAATTGATATGAGATACTTTTTATTCTACTCTTCAAACAAACATTCAGTATGAGTGATACAATTAGGACCGAAGACGTTCCATCTACTGCAAACAAGGGTACTGGTGCAGGTGGTGCAAACACCAATTACTATGGGAAAAAATTTGAAGAAAAAACGAATAATCAACAAAGATTGTTAGATTCGGGGTATACCAAACATAGTTTTACAAAAAAGCCAAAAAAAACATATGATTATTATTTGTCAAAGACATTTGAGGATAAAACTATCGTCTTTGTACTACAAAATGGGTTGAAGATGTATATGAAAAATAAATACAATATCGATTTGTTTAGATGTCCAGATGAGGCCTATATTATTGAATACAATAATGGCAGAAAAGTAATAAAAATATTGGAAAAAAAGGAGCAAAAAGTGGAAGGGTCTGTCGAAACTAAATTATGGTCTGGTCCGTCACTCAAACGAGAATATGAATTAGTTTTAGGTCCCGAATATGAAGTGTTTTATGGTTTTTGTGTAAGTGACTTTTTGAAAAATAAAATTCTTTCTGGAGATAAAAAATATAACATATTACAGACTATATTAGACGAACATACAATTGCTATTTTGTTTGGTGATGATGAAAACTATTTTGAGGAGTTCGACATGTGGCTCAATAATTTGTTATAATCACTTCATTCGCTTTCGCATCCGGATTTTTGGAATGAATTGACCTTTTACATACAATAGTGGATGTCTTATATTTTTCATTTGTAAAATGTTCACGCACTAAACTTACGTCAGCATTACTCAACATTATTTTTTTGTCGGTATCTGTCAAATTGTGGATGAAACCAAATAAACTGGTGTGATGATTTATATCGAACCCTTTCTCAGTATATCCTACAAATGAATTCTTCGTTTCTGGTGCATACGGTGGGTCAAGATATACAAAATCATTCTCAACTGTATTTACGAGTGACGTAGTAAAATCGCAGCATTCGAATATGACATTTTTCACCAAATTATGTACAATGTCCAAATGGTGTTTGTTGATAATTTCCGGATTTTTATAATGTCCATACGGAACGTTGAATCCGTTTGGACCCACCCTAAATAGGCCTCGAAAACACGTTTTATTCAAAAATATGAACATGGCAGACCCGATTATTTTCATCTTATCCGCTGGACATAGATTATTGTATTCACTTCGTATCCAATAATAATAATTCTCTTTTGATTCTTTTGCTTCTTCTATATTCACTGGTTTCCGGTTCACGACGCCATTACCACATTCATTGAAATTTACTATCATGGTTTGTATCGTACTATATAATTCATCATGTCGGGTTTGGATGTTTTTATACATATAAATCAATGATTCATTCAAATCATATGCATATATACTACCATGTATTTTTATGATTCCGTCATTTACATATGATAATAGAGCAAATAGAACACTGCCTCCGCCGAGAAATGGTTCGTGATAATTATTTATTTCAATGGGAAATCCTCTCATAAGGGTATCGATTATTTGTGTTTTTCCACCAACCCATTTTATGATTGGTTTTATAATCGGTATTTTTTTAGTAAGGTCAACCTGACTCATTTTAGTTATATGTTACTACAACGGAACATTTATATCAATTTTCCATAATTACACAGTTAACATGTATTTGGTTTACATCATTGAATATTTAATGAAACAAATTCTCATTAAATATTCATCGGTGTCTATGGTTCACAGTAAATATTATAATATTATAAAACTTATAATATTAAATTTTTCTAGTAATTGATAAAACAATTATTAACTGCATAATGCAGTGCTTAATTGCTGTAAGCAACACCAGCCATGCCGGACATGACACGGAGAACGTTGTAGTTAACAGCGTAGACACGGACCTTGGCTGTGTTAACACCAGAGACTGTTCCGGAGGAAAGAACCAACTGCATGACGGCATTGTCGATTCTGGAGAAGTTGCAGCTACCAGAAGGTTGGTGCTCCTCGGGTCTTAGGGCGAAAGAGTACACGTTGATACCGGCATCAGGGGCACGTGTGTGGTGTTGGAAAGGTTGAACGGTATCGAAGTAGGAACCCTCACGCTCGGAGAAGCGGTCTTGGCCGTTAAGTTGGAGCTTAGCGGTGACCACAGGGTTCTCACCCCAGCAATGCATGTCAAGGGCAGACTCAGCTAATACGAATGTACCGGCGTCAGAGAGCATAGACCCAGATGGATTAGCGGTAGTGTTAAGTTGTTGTCCTAAAGCCTCAGCAGAATCAACATCAGCAGCACCATCCATCTGGAAAAGACCAGAGGCGTTGATGAAAGCATTGGCACCACTGACAGATGTCTCACCACCGAAGGCGTGGACAGCGTTAGGAAGAGCATCAATAGCATCAGTGTAGTTGAAAGGTTGGGCACCAAGGGTCTTGAAAAGAAGACTATCAGCCTCAAGAGAAGCACAGTAATCAACGTTGGCATCAGGTTGGACAACCCAGACAAGCTCCTTACAGGGGTGGTTGAAGTTGAGCTTGATCTTGTTGGAGGAAGAACCAACAGACTCGTCACCAGTGAATTGAAGTTGCTCAATTAAGTACTCGTGAGGGTTCTGGGCCATCTTGCGTCTCTCGTCGGTATCAAGGAAGATATAGTCGACGTAAAGAGAAGCAGCAACAAGGGACTGTTGGTAAGCATTGGAAACAGACTTGGCACCAGTGGCTAATCCATCAACAGCCCATAGGCACTCACCGATAGGACGGAAGTCAATGTTAATCTTAACCTCGTGGTATTGAAGGGCAATCAAAGGAAGGGCGAGTCCAGGGTTGCGGCAAAACCAGAAAAGAAGAGGCACGTAAAGTGTGGTCTCAGGAAGGGCGTTACGGGGGGCACACACTTGAGCGGGTCCACCGGCGGCACAGGGACCAGACACCTCAGCAAAGTTGGGGTCGGTGATGTAAGAAAGTTGAGTGGTGTTACCAATCATCTTGTAGTAACCAGCTTGTTGCTCCTTGGAAAGGGTAAGTTGGTTCCAGATGTGCATCCAGTCACCATATTGACGGTCAATGCGTTGACCACCAATCTCGACCTCGACCTGGGCAACGAGTTGCTCACCGATGAAGTCCAACCAACGGGCATAGACACCCTTATCAGCAGTAGGGTTCATACCTTGGTTAATCTCAGGAAGAGTAACCTGAAGGTAGGTACGGTAAGCAAGGTCACCGTTGCGGCTGATTGTGCATGTCACACGACGGCCGAAATCGGCCTGGCCAGAGAAAGTCTGCTCAATAGACTCCATGGCGAAGTTGGTATGGCGTCTGTAGGACACCTTCCAGAAAGTAATCTCGGGAGTTCCTGTGAGGAACACGTCTTGTGCGCCATAGGCGACGAGTTGCATTAAACCACCAGCCATATTTTATGGATTATATTGTATCCAAAGAAAATAATCTGGAGAAAAACAATTAATTAAAAACAATATATTCATGATTTTGGTAAATGTCCTAAATAAATGACTCGCTATTATAAACAACACTGTTTATACCCAAAATACATACTGATATGTTTTTGA